GCCCTTGAGGACAAGCTTGCGTTGGCGTTCATCCGCGTCGGCATCCGCCTGCGGCGGGTTCGGCGTTTCGTCGGTCATGGTATCTCCGGAAAAGGATCGGGCGGCCCACGAATGAGCCGCCCGTCAGTGGTTAGCCTCCGGGTTGGAGAGCGGAGGTTAGGTCAAATCTCGTATCACGAAGCCCTTTTTCTCGTTTTTCGCGATCAGGCATTTTTCAGCCAGCGTCTGCCACTTGATGTTGTCGCCATTGGGCGCGAGCATCTTGGTCTGGACGCCACGATACGTGCCCCATGCCCAACCTTCAGGATCGACGCCGAAGACGTCGCGCGAGAGGTCAGGATGCGGGATGAAGTCCAGCGTGCCGAAGTCCCCGACATAGCGATCGGCGCCGGCAACGATGGTCGCCTGGGACGATTTCTCAGCGGCGACACGGATATCCGCGATGCCGGTGAAGCCCGAAGCGATCTGCTTGTGCGTGCCCGACATGAACACCGCTTTGTATCGGGCGCCGTTCGTGAAGCCGGTGGCCTGCACGCCTTTGAGCAAAGCTTCGGTGAAGGTGCGTTGCGTGCCGTTAGTGGCGGCCGCAACAACACCACCCGAAGACCAGCCGCCGGACGATCCGGTGGCGCCGAGGGAATCGTTGGTCGCAACCCATGCAAGTCCACCTGCAGTTTTCCGGGTGACGGAGCCCGGAGTTTCCGCAACGGACGCCTTGTTGGCGACAGCGCGGGATTCCATGTCGTTGAGGAGTTCGATCCCCTTCTTGGTCTTCTGGCGCTGGAGTTCCGTTTCGCGGCCAGCGAGGTTGGCAGCGTCAGCCGTGCCGGAGATCGATCCGTTGTTCTCGAAAATCTGGCAGAAGACGCCGACGCGCGCCGGCTGGGAGTTGGTGTCGAATGTTCCGACATCGTCGCCTTCGTAAGCGGCGTTATCAGGGTCGCGGGCCGCCAGCGTGTCGGTCTGCCAGTCGTGTAGAACAGACTTGACCTTCACCTTGCCGATCATCGACGTGAACGGGCGGTCTTCCTGAGCGACACGATAGATCGTGTCCTCCAGGTCTTCGCGTTCGCCAACGAGCGAACCGCGAACGAGGGTTCCTGTGGGGGCAGTCATGGTGCGGGGTTACTTTCCAATTTTCCGCTTAAGCTCCATGTGACGAACATGGTCCTCTGAGGACCAGTTTGGTTTCGCCATCAGGGCTTTAAGCTGTGCTTCTGACGATGAAGGCGTCTGGCCTTGTCCGGCTGCAGGTGCAGACGGGCCGGCGTTGACCTTCGGCTTGGGGGGTGGAGGCTTCGTCGCCAGCTTGACGGACTTGCGATACAGTTCCGCGTCGCGGATCAGTGCATCGATGTCGCCCAGGCTGTCGAGCTTCTTGGCCTTCCAGCCAATCTGCGCCTCTTTTGCGGAAATCCCTCTGATGCGCTCGGGGTCGAACCCTTCGCTGCGGAGATACGTGAACAGTTCGGACTTGCGCTTGGGACCTTCGACTTCATCGGCCAACTCGGGGATCAGCTCGGGGATCAGCCGGGCTTGTTCCTGGGCATAGGCCTGAAAGGCTTGGGTCTCGGCTTTCGACTTGGCCGCAATAGCGTCGTCGAGTGAGCGCTTTTCTCTCCGGAAGCGGTTTTGCTGCTGGAGGTATTCGGCCGGGTTGGATTGAGCGAGCTCGTCTGCCGCTTCCGAGGCAAACCAGTCGTCCCATTCCTTCATCCGGGCCAGTCCGGGGTCCACATAGTTCTCACCGATGCTCGTCGCGACGGATTCGAGGTGCTGGATGCGTGTCTCGAACGTCTTGGTGACTTCGGCGGACTTCTGCTGGGCCTTGGTAATTTCCGCTTGCTGCAGTTTCTCGCGACCGAGGATGTAATCCTTGGCTTCGACGGGAAGTTTTGCGAACAGCTCCTTACCTTTGGCGTCCCAACGTGCAGGAGGATCGAGTTTCGGCTGGGCCGGGTCGGGTTCCTGCACTTGCTCGGCTTCGAGGGTATCCGTTTCCGGGGCCTCTTCGCCATCGTCGGCCGCTTGGGGGGCGGCCTCTGAATCTTGTTCGTCTACCTGCGCGACGCCATCGGCTTCGGGGCTCTCGCTCAGCGCCTCAGCGCCAGGGATAGGTTCTTCTTCGGCCGGCGGCGCAGCCTTGCGCGCGAGCTGGCGATCAACAGCCTGGTCAATCGTCAACGGGCCGGTGTCCGCAGCCGTTGCCGGCGCGGCTTGTGTGTCTAGCGTCATGTAGAGTTCCTAGGTGGTTGGCGTTTTCGCTTCCGCGAGGGCCTTCTCAACAGTCCAGTCATCAATCGGCGTGCGAACCATCATGCGGATGGTCTCCAGCGCGTTGATCTTGAGCAGCAGGTTGTGGGCGTCTGACTGCCTGCCCTCCGAGGCAGCTTTGACAGCCTCCGTGATCCAAAAGCCCTTCAGCTTCTCGACGGCTTCGGCGGTGATATCGAGCTCGTGTTGGGCTTTACGGGCGCGTTGTTCCTTGTCGCTCACGCGCCGGCCTCACCGCCCATGTGGACCTCAGATGTCCCGCCCGCTCCGTTCGCCTTTGGTGCGTAGATTCCAGCGTCGATCTTCATTTTCTCGATCGCCATGTTCATCTGCAGCTCGGCATTGAGCTGGCCGCGCTTCAGTTCGATCTCGGCCAACATTTGCTCGCGTTTCAGGGCCATATCGGCGGCCATCTGTTGGCGTTTAAGTTCCAAGTCAGCTGCCGCCTGCGCAGCCTTTGCGCGCTCATCCGCGGCAATCTGCATCTGCTTCAGCTGGAAGTCCCGCTCGGCCTGTGCCGCGTCCTGCTGGGCCTTCATGGCCGACTGCGCCTGGTCGGACTGTTGCTTCGCCTGCGCCTTGGCAGATTCCAACTGCATCGTGTCCTGATGCTTCTTGGCCTGAAGCTCGAGTTCGCCCTGAACCTTCATCTGCTCCGGAGACGGCGGCTCGGGCGGCTCCTCGATCGGTGGTTGGCCCATGGCTACGCGCTTGGCGTTCTCTTCCTCTTTCTTCTGCTTTTCAGCGGCAGGATCGGTGAAGAACAGCTCCGGCGCCTTGAATCCTGCCCGCTCACAGAACCGTTTCAGCGCGTTGTAGTTGTTTTCCCACGAGACGGTCGGTCCCTGGTTGAGCAGGACTTCCTTCTGGAACTCCAGAATCTTGCCCAGGGCGGCGAGTTCCATTTCCTTGCCGCCAGCGCCGACGCCGACTTCGATCACCATATCGGCGCGATCGCCAAACTCGGACGGGTTCACGTCCACCCATTTGCCGCGAAGCCTAATCTTGTCGGGCCGTGTCGCGTGCTTCCGGCTCAGCGCGTGGATATCGAGAAACCAGCCCTTGATCAGCGTCTCAGCCAGGACCCTGGCAATCATGCGGACCCGCTTCTGCGCCATCGTCATCAGCGCCATGGCGCCTTTGGCGGTGTCGTGCAGGGTATCCGGGTTCAACCCCTGCGCGTTGCGGACGACGCCGGTACGCAGCTCGCCCATGGTTGAGGCGTATTCCATCGCCATGCCGACGTCGAAGCCAAGCTGGCCTGCCTGAAGTGGCTTGATGCCGTTGCCGTTCTTGGTTCTCACCGGGACCAGCGGCTCGTTGCGCATCAGGTCGGCAATGGTGTGTTCCGTCGCCTGATCCATCGCGATCTCGACGCGCTGGTTCATCGCGAAGTAACCGGAATCCAGCATGAGCCGGAGCAGCGCCGTCTTGATCTTCTGGACCTCGATCAGCTTTTCAGCGATCGACATGCCGTAGAAGCGGTGCGCCTGGATGAACGGCGTTCCGCAGGCCAATCCGGTGCGGCCGACCTTGCGCTTGTGCAGGACAACCTTGCACTCGCTGTCCGTCTCGATCTGCCAGAGCTGGGATTTGCCCGTTTGCTCGATATCGGCACGGATGAAATGGGTGTGGACCTCGACCGTCCGCATCAGGGACTTGCCGTCAGGACCTGCCGGACCGGAGCCTTCTGACGCCTGAACCAGCGATGTCGTCTCGCCGGCTACATCCCTTGCCTGCTCTGTGGTTTCGTCCGGCGATTTCTGCGAATATGCGCCAAGCTGGGCGACCTTGTCGGCGTCGAAGCCCTGATCCAGCAACGACTGGGCGCGCGGGAATGCCCGGATCGCCATGTAGACGTTGGCGCTGATATCCAGCGTCGCATCCTGAGCAACCGTCAGGTTCGTCGGGTCGATCGCATCAGAACGAAGGCAGCCCTTGTCGTAGGTCTTGCGTAGGACTGCGTCGAAAAGCGGGACCCCATCAGGCGAGACGCCGGCAGGCCTGCCCGGGCCAACCAGCTCGGCGCCGCCATCCTGCACGGCCATCTGGAGCTCGACGGCCGACTTGCCGAAAACTTCCTCGTCCTCGGTGACTTCGTTGTCCAGCCAGCGGGTGTAGAGGCAGCCGGTATCGACCTGCAGCGCATCCTTGATGGCCGTATAGAGCAGCAGAAAGCCCGGGAGCTTCTGGAACGCCGTCCAGTTCACCCAGTCCGATTCCTGCTGGGCGCGAGCGACGTCCTCCTCGCTTTGCGGGGCGAAGGCGGCGACGTCCTCGCCACCCGTGAAGATGTCCATCAGATCCGGGAGGATCGTCTCGACAGCCTCGGCTATATCCGTGGAGACGGCCTTGGAACGGTTCGGGAGCGAGGGCACATCGCTCATCACGCCCTTGGAGTATTCCAGCGCTGTCCTGCGCTTGCGCTCCAGTTCAGTACCGTTCTCGAAGCCAACGGAGACTGACTTCTCAGCCGCCAGCATCGACAGGATTTCGCTGTCGCTCAGCCCCTTCTTGACCTTGCCCTGCTTTCTGGCAGGCATGGGTTCGGGTTCCGCGCCCTTCTCGCGGTAGATGTCTTTGGTGACAGCGGCCATGAGGTCAGACGGCTCCGAAGGACGAGACCGGGATGACAGCAGCCATCACTTTCGGCTCCTGATAATCGACGCACATGAGGCCAAAGCTGTCGGCATCGTGAGACGCCCAGTCGTGATTGGGACCCAGATCCACTTTTGAGCCCTCCCTCTCGACAATCTTGGGGTGATACCAGCCGAGCGACGTCCGCCCGACCAGCGTGAGATCGACGTCAAACCAGATGCGCGGGAACAACCTGCGAGCCGCCTCGACGCGCATCATGGCAGCGCCGGGACCTTGGTTTGGAATGACCTTCACCGAGAAGCCCGCGTCCTCCCAGTGGTCCTTGTATTGCTTCCCGCTGACATTGTTCGTGTTCACGCCGTCGTGCGGCAGGATGACTTCGGCGTTCTCATACCCATGATCGCGCATCCACTTCACGTGGAAGGACAGCGATTGGCCCTGGCTCGTATAGTGGTCGAGGACGTGAATCCGACTGTCGATAAACTGGCAGATCCAGATCGAGTAGGCATCCGCCTTCGCCCCGGCCCCACCAATGTCGTGGTAGCTGCGGATGGCCATCAGCGGGTCTAGCGAAAGCGCCTTGATGCGCCCCTTCGCCTTGGTCTCCGCCAGCGCCTTGGCAAAGTAGGCGCCCTCTTTGACCACGAGGAAGCCGCCTTCCCAGATGTGATCGTACTGCTCGGGCCTTTCCTCGAGATCGCGATTGCGTTG